AGTATTCCCTGCACTAATCGTTTGCCCCAACACTCTTAAAAAGAACTGGCAACGTGAGTTCACTAAGTGGTGGCCAGAAGATGGCCCGACAGTGCAAGTAATCAAAGGATCAGCTGCACAGCGTCGTAAACAGTTTGAAACTCCGGCAGATATCTATGTAATCAACTGGGAATCATTACGTTCTCACTCACGTTTAGCTCCTTATGGATCAGTAGCACTTGCTCGTTGCGTAGAGTGTGGCGGACATGACGATAGAGTTTCAGAAAACCGCTGTGAGGTTCACAAGCGTGATCTTAACTCAATCGATTTCAAAGCAGTTATTGCCGATGAAATGCACCGCTCAAAGGAGCCTAAGTCCAAACAGACCCGTGCTCTATGGGCAGCTACCGGAGATGCTGACATTCGTTTCGCACTTACTGGTACACCTATTGCCAATAACGTCCTTGACATGTGGGCAATCCTGCACTGGATTTCTCCAGAAGAGTGGCCTAGCAAGACTAAGTGGATTGATCGCATGGTAGACACTATGATCAATGCTTTTGGTGGAATGATGGTTCTTGGAGTAAAGCCTCATATGGCTGACGAGTTCCATGCAACCATCAACCCTCGTATGCGTCGTATGCTCAAGGCTCGTGTACTACCTTGGTTGCCGGAAATGATGTTCGAACGTCGTGATGTCGAGATGTCAGCTAAGCAGAAGAAAGCTTACGAGCAGATGCGTGACAACATGATTGCCGAGATTGAAAATGGTGATGCAGTTGTAGCACCTAGTGTTCTAACTCAAACTATTAGACTGTCACAGTTTGCTAGCTCATTTGCAGAAATGTCTGTAGATGAAGCTACTGGCGAACCTAAAGCAGTTTTGGCAGAACCATCCTGTAAGGTTGATGCTGTTATGGATGACATCAAAGAGGGAGACTTCGGAGATGACTCTGTTGCAGTTTGTGCTGTATCTCGTCAGTTGATTGATCTTCTGAGCGCACGTCTAACTAAAGAAGGTATTGCACACGGCTTGATTACTGGTGCTCAGGATGAAGATGAACGCCAAAAAGCTATTGACGATTTCCAGTCCGGTCGTATAAAATGGATTCTATTCACCGCACAAGCAGGTGGAGTCGGTGTCACCTTGACAGCTGCTCGAAGACTTGTTATGCTACAAAGACCATGGTCACTAGTTGATCACAAGCAAGCTCTAGACCGTATTCACAGAATCGGTTCTGAGATCCACGATTCAGTGGTTGTGATGGATTATGTTACCGAGGGAACAATCGAAGAGCGTGTTATCCAAGTTCTTGAAACTAAGGCTGATAACTTTGAACAGATTGTTAAAGATAAAGACAAACTATTACAGTTGCTAAAAGACGATAAGGCTGGTAAGCTATAACCATGAATGACGAAACTACACAAGAACTCGTACCATACCGTCTCTCTAACTCAGAGATTCAGGTATTCAAAGATTGCCGACGCAAGTGGTGGCTTAACTACTACAGACGTCTTATGCCAAAGCAGAGAGACTACACAGGTGCTCTTGCTCTTGGTTCTCGTATCCACGAAGCTCTAGATCAATACTATTCATCTAACGGTGAAATAGGCCTTCTAGAGGCTCATGCTGCCCTTGTAAAGAAGGATATGGAAACTCTTGTGGCTGAGTACAGAGACACCTCTGATCTTGAGTCAGAAGCTGAACTAGGTAGAATTATGCTTGAAGGCTACCTACAGTGGATGGATGATGAAGGTATTGATGCCGAGCTTGAAATGATCTCTACTGAAGAGATTATTGAAATGCCAATGTTTGACGGAGAAGTTATTCTTCAAGGAAAACTTGATATGCGTGTTCGTCGTAAGATTGATGGCGTTCGCATGTTCCGTGATTTTAAGACCGTTGGTGGATCATTCGCTGATTTTGCTAACCAGGCTCAGATGAACGAGCAAATTCTTACTTACATGATGTTGGAACACGCCCAGAACAAATCACCGGAAGAACGTTCCGAGGGTGGTATATTTACTATGCTAAAAAAGGTAAAGCGTACTGCAAACGCTAAGCCTCCGTTCTACGAGCAAATCGAAGTTCGACACAATGTATTTACAATGCGTGCTTTTTGGCAACGTATTCATGGTACAGTTGCAGATCTGATGAGTGTTAAGAAAGCTCTTGATGCAGGTCAGGATCCTAATTTTGTCGCTTACCCACGTCCTACCAAGGACTGCAAGTGGAAGTGCCAGTTCTACACTATCTGCCCTATGATTGATGATGGTTCATCAGCAGAAGCAGCTATTGAAGATATGTATGAGGTCTCCGATCCATACGGATATTACAAATCACAAGACGAAAAGAAAGGTAGTGACTAAGCATGTCAGATGTACAGCGTTCACTAACTATCATGGTCTATGGCGAATCAAAGGTTGGTAAGTCAACTTTTGCAGTCACAGCACCATATCCTCGCCTTATGCTAGACGTCGAGGGTGGTCACAGATTCCTCCCGATTAACGTCAAGTATTGGGACCCAATGCGTGAGGAGCCACCTGTGGCTGACGGCACTTGGGATACAGTAGTGGTTACAGTACGTGACTACGATGTAGTTCTAAAAGCTTTCCAGTGGCTACAAGCCGGTAAGCACCAGTTCAAGTCTCTGATCATCGACTCCATCTCGGAGCTCCAGGTCAAGTGCATGGACAACATCGCTGGTACAGAGCAGATGAAGATGCAGCAGTGGGGCGAACTACTTCGCCACATGGGTGCTCTACTTCGTGACTTGCGTGACCTTACAATGCACCCTACTCAGCCTCTTGAGGCTGTAGTACTGACTGCAATGGCACGTGCCGATCAGAACGGTCACATGAAGCCTTACTTGCAGGGTCAACTTGCAGTTCAAGCTCCATACTTCTATGATGTATTAGGTGCTATTGCAATTGAAAATATTCCAAACCCAGACCCTACTCAGCTGCCTTACAAGGCACGCCGTATGTACGTGGAACGTACGGACAAGTATGACGCTGGTGAGCGTGTTCAAGGCCGTCTAGGTTCTGTTGTAGAACAGCAAGACCTCGGTATTGAGCGTATGCTCGACATGATTTTCGGTCCACAGACCGAGAAAAAGAAGTCGGCTTAGATCCCTAGCCGATTAAACCCTAAATAATAACTATAGGAGTTATAAATATGAGTACTCTCAACTGGGGCGACCTAGTCAAAGATGCTGGCGAAACTGCAAGTGGCGGTAACTACGAACCACTTCCAGATGGCGACTATGACCTAAAGGTCATCGAAGCTTCCGCAACCACTTCACAGAGTGGCAAAACCATGTTCAAGATCACTACTGAAGTTCAGGGTGGCGCACACAACAAGCGTCGCGTCTGGGACAACTTGGTGATCAGTCCAGAGAGCTCAAATGCTCTAGGCATCTTCTTCTCGAAGATGGCTGCACTTGGACTCCCTCGTGAGTTCTTCACAAACAACAACCCAACTAACGCACAGATTGAGTCAATGCTTATTGGCCGCACATTCCGTGCTCAGATTGGATCACGTACCTGGAACGGTAGCAAGCGTAACGAACTAAAGCGTTACTACGTTCAGCAGACTGCTGGAACTATTCCTGCTCAGGCAAGTACTCCACCGGCTCCACCAGCTCCTCCAGCTCCTCCAGCTCCACCTGCTCCAAGCACCGCTGGAGTAGCAGTTCCACCGGCTCCACCTGCAGCTCCGTTCTAATCTGCAGTAATTGCGGGGGGCATTAGGTAAAACTAGTGCCCCCCTCTAATTAAAGGTTTATATGTCAAAAATTTTATTAACTGGTATGACCGCACCTCAGTCTTCCTTAAACGCTAATACAAAAAATCTAAGTTTTTCTTCAGCTATCAATTCAGCATTACAAAATTCTGGACATACCGTAGTCTGGGGAGATCCTAAAATTGACATAACAAAAGAAGAACTTGATTCCTATGATTCTGTAATCGTAGGAATTGCACCTATCACTAGCCTTAGTGCAAATAAAATTTATGGTGCCTTAAACATAATTAACTCTCTTTGGGGGTCAGAAAAGCTTAACTTGCTTATAGATGCTCCAAATGTCTCTCAAATAGCCACCACTTTAAGATCTGTAAAAAACAATCCAGAGACTCTAACTAAACAATTTTTTTCAAATAAAAAAGGCTACTCTTCTGTAGTCTCTGATCAGAACTTAAGATCAAATATTCTAAAAGCCATAGATAATTTATTGGATCAAGATTGGCCAACTACGCTAGTGCCAGTTCTACCCTGGAAACAAAGCTATTCAGATAAAGAACTTAATCTTCCAGAACTAGCTAAAAAATCAATAATCTATCTAAACTTAGACTCTTATCTAATCCAAGATCCACTAGAGCAACTAGATAGAATTTATAAATGGACCGCTGATCAGCCTGAGTCAATCTGGACTAAAAAGGTTTCAAAAACTATCGGACTACCCGTATCTCCTGCAAAACTTAATAAAGGAGCTACGGATAAGGACGTGCTACATCAAATATCTAGATCTGTAGGAATATTACTAGCTCCGTATAAAAACGAAGGAACCTGGTGGTCATATAGATACATTCAATCAATAAATAGTCTTACTCCAGTAGCAACTTTCTGGGAAGAGTCAGGATCTATTGGAGCCGAGTGGAATTTACTTGCTTCAACTATAGATTCAATGTCTGAAGAAAAACGAGTATTAATAGCTATAGCTCAAAGAGAAAGTTATATAGCTAAGATACCAAACAAAAAACAGTCAATAAAGATGCTTGAAAAAGCATTAAAACTAGTAGATTAAGGATAAACATGAAGGTAAACATGGACTGGGTTAAATACCAGTTAGGAAATTTAAATGTTCGAATGGGTAACGGCAATGCTGTAATTCACCTATTAAATGCTTGGAAAGAACTTCCAGAATTCAAGCGTGAAGACGCAGAGCAGATAGCTAATATATTTATGCACCTTGCTCTAGAGCATTCTTTAGTTGCACCACCTAAAGATGAAGTGTACGTTCAAGCAGAAAGAGGAGCTCTAAAAGTTAGAGATATTGTTAGAGTAAAAAACGATGCCTTTGCAGGAGAGCTTGGAATGATCCATAACGGACGTCCAGGAGTTATTGTAGCTATCAGATCTGGTGACATCATTGTTGACCTAACTGATCTAGAAAATCCTCCGGTTAAATCTGCCCACTATCAACCTGAAAACCTACTGAAAAGAGTCCAATAATGCGTACATCATTTGAACTAGAATTTGAAGCATCTGATTTTTATGAGTCACAGGCTATAGCTTTAAACTATGCCGCTGACTATTTAAAACTAGATGTAACTGAAGTATCAGAAAAACTATCTGTAGAATTAAAAGTAAAGAATTCTGAATCTACAGATAAGTTTAAAGTTACAGCCCATATCCAGGTAAAGACTGGAATATCTCTAAATTCGATCTGAGATTAAATTACCAAACAATTATAAATAGACTCACGTTTTTCGAACATTTTTACGAAAAAAACTGTACAATTAATTTGTGGAGTTGATTACTTATGCGAGATAAACGTACAGGCGAATGCCTATGGTTTGAATGGTCTGGAGATGGATTTGCTGTCTCCAGACCTTCTTCAATTATCTTCTTTACGTATGACCACGTAGATCTTGATATAGATCTGATCAGAAGAGCTCTAGCTTCAGCACTTCAAAGAGACGGAATAGTCGTGTCTTTAGGGGATGGCTATAAAGCCGTTGAAAGAGCTCATATTTCTTACGGCTATGCCGGAGAAATAGACGAAGAAATATACCCCACTGTATGTAACGAGCACGGAAATACCGAGTACGGAGAGGTAGTTAAAACTCCTAAAGCCGTAACTTGGGTGGAGATAATATGACAAACTGGAAACCAAGTAACGGATTTGATTGGCAAGAAAATTCTGAATGCGCAAAAAGAGAAAACAGAGATGTAGACTTCTTCTCGCATAAAAGCGAAGATAAGATGAAGGCTAAAAATCTTTGTTTTGTGTGCCCAGTTAGAAAACAGTGTATCAAGTCAGCTTTAGAAAATATGGAGATCTGGGGGATCTGGGGAGGACATGATGAGTATGAAATTAGAAGGACCTTATCTGTAAACATAGATAAAGCTGAGACTAGATATGATCGATTCCCTAAATGTCTTTACTGCGGAGCTAAGACTAAATTTCTAAGACCATTGATTGCAGATAATCCAGATGGCGGAAGATGGTCAACTGTTAGACTAGTGAACTGCACTCTATGTGATTTTACATGGAGAAGTAGAACAAGCGTCAATGCAGTAAATGCTTACTTCAAACTTACAGCAGACAAACAAGAAGAGTTTGATGCTCAAGAAGAAGTTAATGAAGAGCTTGAAGCAGCTGGCGTAGATCTTAACGAGATGGAAGAAGATCTGGATTAACAGCCAGAACACTTATGTGTTCACGAGGCTCGTAATCTCCACCCATAACCAATGTTAATAGACCTGGCTTTGATTCCAGACCTGCGCGGTCACGGAACCATTCTGAACCTGGATCAGTAGTTGGGCACTGAAGCCATAAACGCTGACCAATATCCATGCTCTTAAAGTTGTGGTAGTGACCGGAAATCCAAACATCAGCAAGACCTAATGCAGTTTGACCTGCTGCTTGACCAGATAGATACTTCATTACATCCCTACCAACCTGGTGACCATGGAATAGTCCAAGCATAGTTCCGTTGATATCAACAGTTAGAGTTTGGTGACCGGATGATGGATACCTAAACTCGACGTGTTGTAACGCTGGATTCTCAGCACATGCGTCCTGCACTGCCGATGCAATTTCAACGTTCCAGCCATCAGCGGGATCGGCAGCAACCTGACGAGTTACTTCATCGTGGTTTCCGTTGATGACTGGAACAACTATACGCTCCGCATAAGGAGCTAAAGCTTTGATTTGTGCCATAAGCAAACGACGTGCAACACGCACCTGCTCGGTTAGTCCTAAGTCAGATGCCGCTTGACCCTGCAAACGTCCATTCTGACTTGTTAAACCTTCGACGTGATCGCCTGGAAGAGCTAGAACAATAGTTCCTAAGTTTAAACCAATCTTTTTAAGATCCTTAAACCTATTTACTGAAGCTTCAGTTAAGTAAAGAATTCGATCAATAGACTGTTGAGTGCCCTGACCATTAGCTTTCTTACCGATCTGTTGATCGCTAGGAGCTACAACATAAGCACCGTTACCTGTGGCAACTTTGATGCCACGTTCTGGACGCCACTTCTTAACTTCGTCAATAAGAGCTTCGGCATCTAAAGTGTCGGCAATGATAAGGCTAGATGGGGTTACGTTTACACGAACTGATTCTAACCACTCACCGTGATATGTCTGCCAACGAGAACGACGTAAAGAAGTTACTGTCCAAGAGTTTGGATCAAGATCAAAGTCCTTAAGCACGTCCGCTGTGTCAGGAATCTCGCCGACTGGGTGTGGTTTAGATACAACAAAACCACCCTTGGAGTCGTCAAGATCCAAACGTGGTCGCCAATCTTCTGGTGTATTAAGAGCCTTGATATCAGAACCGTTAACTCCAGGGCTTGCTAAATTTTCTAACTTATCTGAAATACCCATTAGGATACCTTTCTATAGCAACCGCAATCCTTGCGGCGATGACGATCAACGGAACTATCTGAAATATCATATCCTTCATCTCGAAGGACTCTAGCAATATCTACATTAGATATTCTACGTGGATCTCCCTCAGGAACAGATAAGACATCAATCAAATAATTACGATCTTTTTCAGGTAGCACATTGCCAGTAAGCAAAGCTCCTAATTTACATTTAGATCCAGATTTTTTTGAAGCCTGAGCTAATTTATCTGATAAAGACATAGCGTACTCCTTAGTGTGTCATTTATGTCTTTTCAATACTAGTACATTTTCTGTACTTTTGCTAGGTATTAACTAACTTTTTTTAGTCTAGTTTTTCTAGCCGGGGCAGGGGCTGGCGACACGCCCAATACAAAATCTTTAATTAGACCAATTTCAGCCTGAGTTTTTATAACACTTGACTCAATTGTATTGACTCTATCGGCTAGAGAACTGCCACCATTCTCCCAAAGCTGGTGCTCGACTCGGTCCAATCTTTCAGCAATGGTTCTACCTTTACTATCCAAACCAATAGCACTTTCAATTTTTCGTGCTATTCTATAGACGGCTACAATTCCGCCGACGATTACGCCGACTGCAGTGATGATTGCTGCAGTCATAAAAACTTGGTCGATGATCAAAATGATGCCTTAATTGACGGTGTACATATTATGTATAATTGTAACCTATCCTTTGATTGGCGACTAGCCCTAGACGTGCTACGCTTTATTTTCTAAAAGTAATTAAAATTACATTTCAACTTGATTTTTTCACGTCTTTGCTGTACCGTTTTAGGTGCAGCTCCAATCGAGAGGCATTTTATGCAACGACAAAATATGGCAGGTAACTAACCATGACTGAATCTAACAACGAACATATTGAAAAATTAGCTAAGGCATCCGTCTGGTATGCCCAGCAAGGCTGGAAGATTTTGCCTTGTCATGGAATCGATGATGGCGGTCGCTGTACTTGTAACGGTGTTCACGGTGAACCTAAAGATGTAGGCAAGCACCCAGCTATTGGTGAATGGAACGCACGTGCCACCGATGACCAGCTAGTTATTCATAACTGGTGGAGCACTTCTCCTATCAACAACATTGGTGTATTTTGCCAACCATCTGGATTTATAGTCATTGATATTGACCCTAGATCCGGTGGTATTGAATCATTTGAGAAACTAGATGAACTTCTAGATGGTGCATTACCAAACACCGTAGAAGCACTTACCGGAAGATACACATATAACGGTAAAGCTGAACGTGGACGTCACCTATTTTTTAAAGTAGATAACTCAGAGCAGTTCGTGGGCAACCTAAAAGCTAGCGGTCTAAACGGTATTGACATCAAGCACAACGGATATGTAATGCTTGCACCTAGCCGTCATGGTTCTGGAGTTAACTATGAGTGGAAACCAGGCCATGCCCCATGGGAGATTGAAATGGCTGAAGCTCCTGAAGCACTTTTGGAAGTGATCCGTAAAAAGAATCGCAAGTCCGGGTCATCTCACGCTGATGGCGACTGGAGCTGGATGGGTGACCTTGACTACAAAGGTGACCGGGTCGACATTACAAAAATCCTTGAAGAAGGAATTGATGAAGGATCCCGTGCAGTAGATATTTACAAGCTTGCATGTGCTCTATCAAATAAGTATGGAGTGGAAACTCCTGAAAAGCGTTTGATGATTGAAACTTTGATGATTCGGTTCAACTACGAAAAAGTACGTCCGCCGATGGAACTAGAGGGTGTTAACTCTCTCCTTATGCACGTCCGACGTGCCATGGACTTTGTTGCTGAAAATCCGATCACAGAAAAACTTTGGCCTGGACTACAAGACTGGGCTAACCGGTCTCAAGAAGAGTCTAGATCAGCTAAGCCTAAACCTGAATCAGACCCCAGCCCGACAGCACAATCTCAGGTTGGAACTGTAGGCCACTCTATTTCAGAAGCAGCTCACAACGGTGTATCTATTTCTGATGCGTTTAGCAGTGGAAATGTCGATGTCCCTAAGAACGTCGACGCTATCTCAGAAGCTGAAGGTGGAAAGCCGGGAAACCGATCTCTATCTGACATTGGTAATGGACGTCGACTAGTAGATTCATTTGGATCATCGGTCAGATATACCCCGGGAATTGGTTGGTTTATTTGGGACGGACAGTACTGGAAACCAGATGCTGAAGATCTTGGAATGAAAGAACTAGCTAAACACTTACCAACAATTATTACTACTGAAGTAGTTAATTATCCAGATGAAGATAAGCGTAGTGAAGTTATCAAGTGGGCTAACCAGGTTAGATCAAATAGCAGATTAAATGCAGCTATTGAAAGTGCTAACTCGGATAGCCGAGTAATCACCACAGTTGAATCTTGGGATGGAGATGAATATCTTCTTGGTGTACTTAATGGTGTAATCAACCTTAAAACCGGAGAGCTTATGAAAGGTAGACCAGATCTACACATCACAAAGCGTATCCCTCTGTCTTACACTCCTGGAATGCGTAACATGCGTTGGGAGCAGTTTATTGACTTTGCTACCGGTGGAGACAAAGAGCTTCAGGACTGGATTCAGCGTGCAGTTGGCTACACACTTACTGGCTTGAACAATCAGGACCTTATGTTCTTGGTTTACGGTCCTCCAGGTTCCGGTAAGAACACCTTTGTTGAAGCAATTGTCAAGGCTTTAGGTACTCAGCAGTATGCTTGGCCACTTGATTCCAGCATTCTTGCTGACACAGGTGCTAGCTCTAGCAGCACAGACATGTACCACTGGGCGGAGCTTAGAGGTCGCCGCATGGTTTGGGTAGACGAGCTTCCAGAATCTGAACGTCTAAAAGAAAACGCAGTCAAGAAGTTGACTGGTTCATCTGAAATCTCTGCTCGTTCTCCGGGTGAAAAGCCATTTACATTTAAGGCTCAGGCTAAGCTGTGGATTACAACTAACCACCGACCTATGATCAACGATGATGCTATGTGGCGTCGTATTAGACCTATTCCATGGAGCAATGTCCCTGAGTCACCGGACCCAGATCTAAAAGCCTATCTATTCGACCCTGAAGGCGGTTTACCGGCTGTTTTAGCCTGGGCCGTAGAGGGAGCCATAAAATACCTAGGATCGTCTGCTAGAGACCCTCTAGGGTGGTGTACAGCCGTTTCTGAGGCAGCTGAGATCTATCGTAAGAATGAAGACCGAATTGGGATGTTCTTGAATGAAGAGACTCGTGAAAATGAGGGAGCTTCAGTTTTAGTCAAGCAGATGTATTCAATTTATAGAATGTGGTCGGATGAACGTGGTGAACGTCCACTAACTCAAATTGCGTTTCACAGAAAGCTTTCAGATAGAGGTTTACAGATTTTAGGTCAAGGCTCTAAAGCTGAAATTAAGAATAGAACTCTGGCTCCAAGAGCTGTAGAATCCAAAGAAATAGATTGGAATGTTGCGGTACGTCTAGCCCATTAATGTGGTATAGGATGTAATTGTGTCTTGGGATCTATTCGGGAGAAAGACATGGAAGGGGTCTGAAAAGGCCCCTTCCTCTAATTAAGGAGATATATGTTAATAGCAATTGCCACCCCGATGTACGGTGGCATGTGTCACGGTGGGTATATGCATAGCGTTTTACCGCTATCTTTTACGCTTGCAAGTATGGGAGACTCTTTGTTCTACCCATCAATCCACAATGAAAGCATTATTACTAGAGCAAGAGATGCACTAGTTCACGACATGCTTCAGCACAAAGATGCCGATGGAATTTTATTTGTCGATGCAGATACCGGCTTTGATCCAATCGCAGTAGCAGACATGATCCACTCAGGTAAAGATTTTATTGGAGCTATTTACCCTAAGAAATCTATTAACTGGGAGCAAGTTAGAGCTGCTGCATTAAATGGCGAAGAAGACCTTGAGAAGTACACTGGATACTTCACTGGAAGAGTTCCTAGCAATAAAGAAATTAAGATTACTGAGCCTATGGAAGTAGATAGAGTAGGTACTGGACTTGTCTACATCAGTAGAAGAGTATTTGAGGAAATGGCTCCTAACTGCAGAACTTACAAGGACCTAACTCAGCACAATGGTAAGCACGTTGAACGTGAGCTTACCCAATTCTTTGACATGCAGTTTGATGAGCATGGTCAGCTTCTTGGAGAAGATTACTATCTTTGCAAGAAGTGGAAAGAAATGGGCGGAGAGATCTATGCTGCTCCATGGGTGGACACAGTTCACTATGGAACATATGGCTTTGCTGGTAGCTTTGCTCAAACGATTATGAAGAGAGATTAATCTAAAGAATCGTAAATATTTTTAACTGTAGTGGCGTACCATTTCCCTCCATTTTGGGTTGGTACGCCATTATTGTTTAATCGTCTAGCTATCTCGTGAAACGAAAGACCAGAATCTTTCTGTCTTCTAATGAGATCTTTTACTTCATCAGAAGTTTTATTCTTAGGGCCCATATCAACTCCCCACTTAATTCCACGAGCTCGACGATCTTTATGCACATCTTTTTGACGCTCAGCGATAATGCCACGTTCCATTTCAGCCAGGGCAGACATGATGGTAACCACGAAACGACCCTGGTAGCTGGCTGTATCTAAATTAAGATCAAGCATGACTAAACGCCATTTATTAGCATTTGCACGGTCTATAATGCCCAAAAAATCCTTCGTAGAACGGGCTAAACGGTCGATACGCGTCACAAAAAGAGCAGAAGCGGTCCCAGAGTCAAGTCTTTTTAAAGCCGCTGTAAGAGCCGGACGGCCCGTAATTGACTTACCTGAGCGACCTTCTTCTCTAATAAGTTCAAACTCTGTGTATCCAGCTAGCTCAGCTGCTTGACGTAGTTGACGTTCTTGAACATCTAACGAAACACCGTCATTTACCTGTAGTTGAGTAGATACACGGGCGTATAAAAGTGCTATTCCTTGATCAGACATTTAAGCTCCAAGTGTCTTTCAATATTATTATAAAAATCTTCTAGGGTACCGTCATTATTAAAGATCACATTGAAGTTGTAATCATTCAGTTCTTTTTCAGACACGTGATTATTTGGAGCAAGAAGTCCGGCTCTGTTGATACGCCACACAGACCCGCCATGAGCTGTCACGGCATCAGCTTCATTGATAAACCTACAATCTGAAAATACAACTTTGTCATACTGCTCTGCTTTTTTAAAAGCTCGATCTACCCAAAAATCTTTTCCAAAAAGATTACGACCAACTTCGGTCCCCATCCGTTGTAAAAGTTCTCTAACTTCCGGATAATCTTCTTTTACTGTATCCCAGCCGCCTAGCCTAACTAGAGTAGATATTTTTATAGAAGAGATTCCAAAAGACACGTTAGGATCTAATGCAAGTAATGCCTCCCTCATTGGGTCAGCAAAAGATATTCTTGTAAATCCATGATTTTTTACTAAATAGTCAGCAGCAGTATCTTTTCCAGATCTAGCAAATCCAGATAGTCCAATAAATTCGGTCATTTTGTCTCCTAGAGTTATATAGTAACTTTATACAAAAATACTAGCACAACAAACTTTGACACACGTGAGATAATAAATTAGTATAAATCGCAGACCGTAAGGCCCCGAGTGAAACAGAATAATGGACAAGATCCATATCAATGCAGTAAATGCAAACAAGTATTTGTTGTCCAGAAACTAGCTCAATGCTGCGAGCTAAAGCACCAAGGGGTAGTCTTTGTTAGAGACCCTAGACAAGAACCTAGACCTAAAAAATCTAATTAAATATTTAGAGAGTCTAGCTCAGCTTGAACAACAGCAATCGTAGCAATTATGTTATTCATAGCATTTTCCGCCTGAGCTGCTGCATCTCCATCACCAAGTGCCTCGGCTGTCTTCTTGCTTAGCTCGTACTGATAGCCATCTAGATTTAGAGAGTTAAGTCTGCTTTCTAGAATAGCTTTTTTCTGTTCTGATGGGATATCGAATGTCATATTTTTCCTTAGTTATTATGCCCAGTTACCGGCAATTAGACCTGGAGTAGTTGCTCCAGTTGAGTTAAGTTTTTCTATCTCAAAGAATGATCCTATAGTGGCAATTGTAGATGAACCAGTAGTACTCATTTGGAATTGAGGAGTTAATGTGCTTGCAGTTGTAGCGTTACTAGTAAAAAATCCTTCAAATTGTATAGCATATGTTGCAGTTGCTGTTACTGCCGCTGAAACTGTTGTAGCTGCGTTAGTTGTAGATATTCCAGCTAAGTCGAATGCTGTTACCCCTGTTGATTTATGTGTTTTATAGTTGTACTTAAATGTTACAGGAGCATTTGAGAATGCAAATGCTAGTTGAATAGTTGCAGTTCCAGAGGTAAATGTAGAAGTAACATAATATACTCCTCTAAATCTATAGTACTTATTAACTTCGAGTGAGGATAAGACGTCATTGGTGCTAGCAAATGGGCTTACCGGAGTGCTTGTAGTTGCAGCACCAGAGTTTGCTATTGCATAAACCATCTGAGGTGCACGAATAAATCCAAAACCTGCACCTGCACCTGTAGTTTTTGTTGTCGCAAGTTGAATAGATTCAGCGTCTGCAGAGATCATACCAAACTGCTGTGATGCAGTTGTTGGAACAGTACCGGTTACAAGTCTAAGTTGAGATGTTGTAGATGTAGCTGCTGTATTAGCTACTATGGAACCATTGATAGTTGTTGTTACTCCAGACCTACCAATATTTACCGCACTAGCATTAAATTGACCTATAGTGATTGTTCCGTATAGTGGTGTACCGCCAGTAGTTGTTGAGGAACCGACATCCATTGTAATGTTTCCAGATGTGGCAGTTCCAGGGTTACTTATATTTGATAGGCTTGCACCTCCAGAAGTTATGCTTAAAGATCCTGCAGTAGCATCTCCTGTTGCACCTGTAGCAACTACGCCAGTGGCGACTATAGTAGTTGAATACCCTGTTTGGTTTCCTGTACCTGAAACATCTTTACCTACATATATTGCTCCTTGAAGATAAATGTCGCTAGTTGTTGCAGCTTGAGCGGTTCCAATTCGTATTGTAGATGAGTTACCTGTTGTTGTAGCTGTACCAATATTGATAGCTTTAGTTGTAGTAGAGGCACCAATATTGATTGTTCCAGCAGCCCCACCAATGCTTAGGGTTCCAGTTAATCCAGTGTTAAATAATGCTAATGTTCCAGAGGTAACGCTTGTTGCAATAGTTGGATTATTTAAAGTTAGAGTTCCGGTTGTAGCACCAATGTTTATTGCTGTAGCCGCGCCTGCAAAGTTCAAGGTTCCGGTTAAGCCTGTATTAAAAAGTGCTAATGTTCCGGAAGTGACGTTTGTAGCAATTGTTGGAACGTTTAAGTTTAGAGTTGTGCTAGCAGCAATTGTTGCAGTTGTAGTATTAGTGACGTTACCAACAGTAACTGCGCTAGCATTAGTTCCACCAATAGTGATCGTTCCAAAGGTACCGGTTGTTTTAGTACCGACGTCCATTGTGATAGCACCAGAGTTACCGGTTGAACCAGCAGCACCTGTTGCAATCGATAATGCACCGGAGTTACCTGCACCAGAGCTAAGTGAACCCGTGCTTAGAGTAAGGATTCCAGAAGTTGCTCCTACAGAAGTTCCTGTAGACACTGTGACCGCACCGGAAGCTGCCGCTGAGTTACCAGATCTAAGTGTTACGGCACCAGTTGTACCAGAAGTAGTTGTAGTACCTGTAATAACGTTGATTGCACCTGAAGCCGCAGAGGTTGTTGCAGCACTGTTCAAATCGATTGCTGTTGTACCGGTAGGCCCCGTAATCGAAGTTATACCGGTTATAGCCATGTTTGTTCCAGAAGCTGTTGTCTGAGTCTGTCCAACATAAGGTCTAGTAGTTAGATACCCAGCAGAAGCGTGGTTACCCCAACCAAACGCAGTATCCCAGTTAGTAGAGTTATCCGTTATTGTAGCCCAAGTGTTTGTACCAGTACGTTTTAATATTCCTGTAGTGGAGATTGCCGAGATAGCATCTAGATCTGCATCCCAGGCTTGGGTTGAAGATCCAACACCAAGCGACGTTAGATATGTAGCAGTATCAACTGACCAGGTTCCAGCACCATTAGTTTTTAAGAATCCAGAGCTACCAGTTAGTGCTGCAATAGCTGTAAGATCTGTGTCTAGAGGTTGATATGTAGATGCTGCGACCGATGTGGTTAAGTATCCAGCAGAAGCGTGGTTACCCCAGCCATATGCGGTCACGCCATTTGCTACGTCTGATGTAGTCGGGATAGCATAACCAGCAGAATAACTAATTGTAAATGTTCCGCTAGTAGTGATGCTAGAAGGAGTAACTGAAAGACCGGTCGGTAGCGATAGACCTACAGATGTCACCGTTCCAGTGGTGGAAGACGTACCTGCACCAATAGCCGTTCTAAATGTAGAAGCATCTAGGGTGCTTACAGTATTATCAGCATTTATTCTTAAGAATGTTATTGCAGTAGGGTTAGTTAGAGTAAATAAGTTAGAACCAACGGTAGTAGCTCCAAGAGAAGTTCTACCAGTAGATGCAACTAAACCTGTAGATCCACCATCCCATTTTAGACGATCGGTGTATGCTGAATCCCAGTTGGTTTGAGATGCAGTAGTAGGAATGGCATAACCAGAGGAGTAAGTAACTGCAAAAGTTCCGCTTGTGGTAATACTTGAAGGAGTAACTGAAAGACCAGTAGGTACAGACATACCAACGCTAGTTACGGTACCACTACCTCCGCCAGAGGCTGCTGCCCATTCTGGAAGGCCAGAGGTTGAGTTATAGGTAAGAACATAACCATTAGTAGCTGGAACTGCAAGTCTAGCCAAAGTTCCAGGAGTACCGGTAGCTGAAGCATAGATTAAATCACCTTTGGTAGTTGTAGGGTTTACTGAAGCAGTAGTAACAGAAGTGAGATTTCCGCTAGCATCTGTTTTTACAAATCCAGCAGTACCGCCAGATAAAGCTCCAACTTTTGTCAGAGAAGAGTTTACAACTCCAGATCCAAGAGTTGTTGCGTTTAGTACGCTAGTTCCAGCAATGTTGTACGCAGTTCCAGTAGAAACAATATCAATACTTTGATTTGAAGTCCAAGAGTCTGTAGCGTCTACCCAGTTCCAGGTTTTATCTGTACCACCTTTTACAGTAATACCAGCCCCATCTGCTAAAGCATCAGAAGGCGATGCAGTGCTTGCAAGCTCAATATTTTTATCGTCAACGGTGATTGTTGTCGAGTTTACAGTTGTTGTAGTTCCATTTACAGTAAGGTTTCCCGAGATAACTACACCGTTATAATCTATAGTTAAACGATCTGTATTTACATCTGTAGTTCCACCCCCAGAAACTATAAACTTTTTAGATTTAATTTGTACAACTGAACTACTTGCAGACTCATCCCAGTATCCGGCAATCAAGGCATATTCTTCAGCAAATATGGTATCTGAAACACCAGTGTGATATTTTTTACCGGCGGTCAGTTCAAATCCAGTATCTCTATCGCCGGTAATGGTTTTTAATGAAGAAGATAGATCAATGTAGTCTCCACCATTATTTATATATCTATAAATACCGCTAGTAAATGTAAGAGTTTCATAGTCGGTAGGAATTACTACCTTAGCCGATATCGAATCTGATGTAGTAATATTAGGAGACACCAACATAGATCTACTGAAATTAGACTGCTTTAGCCCAAGATAGTTAAAATAATCTAAATACGCAGTTTGAGTATCTAGATTTATATCTAACCACTGTTTAGTACCCTCAATTGAAGCTTGAGCAGGGTCATAGCTAGGTGTTTCATCAGTACTTGAATACCATCTGACGTTTGCAAGACTACCGCCAAAGAAACTCTTTGTTGTCGTAGACATATATAGATTGTCTACAATATATGTAAAGCTAGATATTTTTGTAGGAGAAGCACCTAAATAACCAGCACCATCGTGGTAATATGCCCAAGCTGGTATGTCAATATAGACATCTGTTCCAGCTGCATAACCGGTCGAGTCAAGAGACTTATAAGTAGAGTCAAAAGAATTTGCATCTATAATCGTTTGAATCGACTTATACATGTAAGGGATGCCAATACTGGCATCGTTATACCCAAGAGCATACAATGTTGGATCAGATATCAGATACTTATTAGATTGAGTTTCCCATGAAGATTTGGTTGCAATAGATGCAACATCTGAAATAGCTACAGTGGATCCATTAGAAAATCTAAATCTAATTTCTGAAAGATTAAAGGCAGCATTTATTACCTTGTAAACATATGCTCCAGGCCTAGTTCCATATGCATCGGTACCAAAATCTACAGTATGGGTGTTAACTGGTGAAATATTAGCAATATAAATAGGAGTTACACCGTCACCCATAGTGGCGGAGAAACTGTACCCAGAATCTACATAGAATCTAGTTGAAGTCGGAGCTGGGGAAGACGCTACGGTGTAAGTTCTGGTAACACCACCGGTAACGTTACGAGGAATAAAATCAATATTCTCCCCATAAGTCGAGTCGTAAGTATACCCTTCAAAGTCAAGGAGAGCAGTATCTCCTCCAGACAAACCATGAGCAGTTGATGTGTCTACTCTCCAGTAAAGAGATCCGCTACTGTTGTATCTACCAACCGCGGTAGGAACAGCTCTTGTAGCCGTATATAACGGAAACATTGTCATACCTAAGTAAAGAACTCTTCCAGATTTAAATATGTTGTAAGAATTTCCTACTAAATAATCCACTGTTCCAGTAAGGTATGTAGACAAAGAACTGGACCAAGATACGCTACCACCATAGCTGCTATCGTATTGATACTGAGGGTCAGTAGCGTCATTAAAATGCTCTAAAGCAAAAGTTACACCAACACCAGCAGTCCATGAAGAAGAGCTACTTACAGGAGTTTTTCCGGAGTCAATATATTCAAAGCTTGGATTCTCAATTAAGTTGATATCCTCGGCAGAAACGTAAGCAACACCAGTGTTTGAGAAGTATCCGTAATCAAACTCGGATTTAGAATAGTCGCGAAGATAAAGACCAGCAATATCTCTAATATCAAGGATAGAATACCCAGAAGCCTGGTCTATTGTTGTATCAGATCCTGGACTATAATACTTATATGTAGTATCAGTTATGTCAACAATGATTGAAGAATCAGTATCAAAACTAGAATCTTCAATAACTCTAACTTTGACATAATCGCCAACAGAATAGTTGTGATCGGCAACGGTTATTGTTGCAATTTCAGAATCTCTAGACGCAGATAAAACGCTGATCTGCTCATCAATATAAGATTTAAAAAGACCAACGTAAGTTCCGGAAGTTACATCATCATCTGTTAAACCTAGATCAGAACTCTCTAAAAGGGTTCCCCTAATTACATAATCCCCAAATGTTCTAGTAACTAAAGGCTGGCTAATATTCCAATAACCAATAGTTCCAGAGTAAGCATTGATATCTCCACGAACGTAGACGTTAGCAAACTCAGAGTTTCCATAACCATCAATTCTCCAACCAGAAACTCCTGGAAGGTAGTCTGAACTAGAGATAGCTTTGTTATTTAAAATAACTTCTTCGCCAATTTCATTAGATCCAATTGCATTTGCAGCAATAGAAGTTACGTGATTTCTGTTATTTAGCTTGGTTACGTCTTCATTTATAGCTCTTAAATAGTCAGATAATCCTTTAGACCTCTGTATACGTCTATTTGCCAATCTTGTCCACCTCCCAGTCTGTAACTAGGGTTAAATCGATTTCTTCAGGAAAAGCAGGGCTATTTGGAACTGAAACTTTGATATTGTCAATTCTTCTAAGAATGACATCTTTTCTAGGTTCCAGTACGCTAGCTAATCTACTATTAATGAATCCAGCTTCATCATCAACTATTAATTGACACCAGTCTCCAGGATTATATGACCCGATAACTGGAGGTAGAGATCCATTAACTCTAATTATAAAGTCACCTTGAGGGGGTCTAGATTGATACAAGAATCTCTTAGCCGTTGCATAAAAATCTGCCTCAGCATCGTAGTTACCCCAGTTATCTCTGTTTACAGTTATAACTAAAGGATTGTATTGAGTAGGCCAGTCAATCTTTTCAGCTTTATCTAAAATAGGCCAACCAGATTCAAGAAGATCATTATCAGCAGCACCGGAAAATCTAGCCACTGAGTTCGGATCTCCTGCACCATTATTACCAGAAACAAACATTCTTGTAGCAGAGTTTTCAGCACTCTCGCTAAAGTTAACATTTTTTACGTTACCGGGGTGCTCAAATGTGATCTTATCTGCACCAAAAGCATAAGGTGGAGCAACTTCACCTGTAGGGAGTACTCCATTAGGTTTGGTAGCTAAGTACTCTTTTAATGTAGTAGGAGTTATTGGAACTAAAACAAACTTACGTTTAAAAGTGCTCTCCGAGCCTGAAGTATCTAGAGTGCAATCTATTCGGTAATTAAAACCATTAACAGAGTTACTATATTGCTCCATGTGAGCATCAAGAGTGATCATATCGCTACCACGAACAATAGTGTTTGGGTAGAAGTTTCCACTATACGTAGTTCCATCAAAATCAAGTCCACCAATATCAGTGTTATTAGGGAACTCTCCATAAGTTCTAGAGAATACAACAGGAGTAATAGCCACGTATGGTGCAGATACTGCAGTACCGTTAGGACTTAAAGCTATCATAGCCACTCCAGTTGAAGATACGTAAGCAGATGTCTCAGTGCTTGAGACCTCAAAGTAGCTTCCAGTTGCAGCAGTTACAGTTGCACCGTTAAAGTTATACACATCGGGCAGTACGTTTTTTATAGTTACCTTATCATTTACAGAAAAGCTGTTGGTAGCCGTAAATCTTACAGTTCCAGAGACCGGAAAAGTAATATTTGTAATCGTCCCAGACAGAGGAATATTAGAGATAGTTGAAGTTACTGTGTAGCTAAAAGTATCATCATCTATTTTTGAAATAGTTACTGGCTGCTCATTACTAGGAACGTATTTTGAATATTTAGATGATGGAAGTATCACAAGTTTTACCAAGTCCTGATCAGAGAATCCATGGCTTGGACAGTACAAAGTAATTGTTTTTGTACTTGCAACAGCAGAAATACCGTACACAGTCTGAGCAGTTATTGACTCAGAGTAATCTAGAAC